TATTGAAGATGTCGGCAGAGCCGCTGAAGGATTTAGTGTAACGTGGTGGCCACATCTTTATAGATTAAAGCTTAAAAAAATAGCAGATTCTCAACAATATGCAGATATTTTAAATCGACCATCTGACGAGGATGCAAATTTTACTGGCGAGTACGATCCTAATAGGACATATAATCCAGGCGAAATTGTAAAATATCAAGGAATTTTATATACTGTGACTGCTACAACCACAGGCAATGTTCCACCAAATACTAGTTATTATAGTGTTTATAACGGTAATACAATTCAAGATATTCTAAGCACTTATAATAAGAGTTTGGAAATTAATGATGCAATTGTTAATCAAGCAGAAGCTGAGACTCCACTGAGCGGTTATGCAACTGAACAGTTTTACACTCTTGCAGTAGACGAAACAACTGGAAGACCTGCACTAAAAACTGTAGACGAAACAGAACCAGATGCTAGTATGACAGGGTTAGATGTTAGTAGAATTCATGAACGTCCTAAGAGATCGGGATACACTGGTTATCTTTTAGGAGATGGTATACCAGAAAACGGTGTTGATTTTGGTCACGGTATCGCATTTCCAGCAAATGCCGTCGATGGAGATTACTTTTTAAGAACAGATTTCATGCCAAACAGATTATTCAAATTTAATGGAACAACTTGGGTTAAGAGAGAAGATGCTGTACGTCATACTTTAACTAATACTGATACAAGAAATACTCAAAAAACAGGATTTATCAATAACACTAACACAACTACTGTGGCAGGTGACGAGATTGCAGAACGTCAGAGTTTAAGTAAAGCTCTAAAACCTAGAGCAGACTTGTAAGGAAAAACATGCAACATTTTTATGACGGCCAGATAAGAAGATACTTAATACAAGTTATTAGATTATTAAGTAACTTCACTGTAAAATACAGCGATGGAACTTTAGCTAGAGTACCTGTTGTCTATGGAGATTCTGATAGACAAGCTGCTAATATCGTAAATCAAAATAGTGAAAACACATTATCTAGTACTCCTAAAATAGCTGTATACATTGCAGATTTAGATTTAGATAGAAATAGGTTGGGTGATGCTACCTATGTAGGCAAAGTTCATGTAAGAGAAAGAGATATAGAAGGAAATAATTATACTAGTAGTCAAGGTACAAACTATACTGTAGAAAGACTGATGCCTACTCCTTATAATTTAAGTCTTAAAGTTGATATATGGAGTAGTAGCACTGAACAAAAGTTACAAATTTTAGAACAAATCTTAACACTGTTTAATCCAAGTTTAGAAATACAAAGCACAGATAATTACCTTGACTGGACTAGCCTTACAGTTGTAGAACTTGATGATGTAACTTTTAGTAGCAGATCTATTCCCCAAGGAAACAATATTAGTATTGATATTGCTACTATTAATTTAAAAACACCAATATATCTAACTCCTCCGGCTAAAGTTAAAAAACTTGGTGTGGTTACTAATATTATAATGAATATTTTTGGTAATGTAGGAACAGTAGATGGTGGATATATTGAAGGACTCGGAGTCGATGAAAACGCAGGTAGCACTTTTATTTCTGACCTAATGGCCGTAGAAAAAGTAAACGTCAGCGGGTTTGAATTAGAAGTCCTCGGCAGTAACATTAAATTAAAGACAGGCGATGGTTCTGGAATCTATAAAAATTGGTTAGAATTATTGGATCAACATCCTGGAAAATATAGATCAGGATTAAGCAAAGTATATCTATATCAAAATGATGGAACAGAAGTAGTAGGTTACATAAGTTTAAGTCCTTTAGACAACAGCATTATGGTATCCAATTGGGACGAAGATACTTTCCCTACGAATGATACAATAGCAGGACCTAGTAGAGCACAAGCTAGTTGGGGATCATTTGATGCTGTTATAGATCCTACTACTACAGGGCCTAACAGTGGGTTAACACCTATAGCAGGATCAAGATATCTAATATTAGAAAATATTGGCGGCGGAATAATAGATACCTTTGCTGCTACTGCTCGTGTGGCTAGAATTAACACAGGAATAGAGTTTGATCGAGTGTATGAATTTTCTTTGTACGTGAATGGTGTAGAAGTAGCAGCCAGCAGTTTAAACAAAGATGACAGTTTTTACATAGTTCCGAGCAGTGTCATTTCTGTAGGGTCTACAATCACATATACGCTAAATTTAAATGACGATGGTCCTGACGCATGGAAAAACTCTGACAATTCGGAATTTATAGCATTTGCCAATGATATCATAGAATGGGATGGATCGAATTGGCATGTAGTATTTTCGGCCAGAGAGTCTGCTGAAGAATTAATTTGGCAAACTAATTTATATACATTAGCACAGTATAAATGGAATGGTATAAGTTGGGTTAAAAGTTTTGAAGGCGAGTATAAAGAAGGCGAATGGAGACTAGAATTGTAGAAATAGACTGTTCGGGTGCATTGATATGTGCTAAAAGTACTCACAGGTTTATTTTTTTACAAAAAAAGCAAGGTAAGCATAAAGGACACTGGGGATTAGTCGGCGGTACTAATATAACCGGTGAAACAGCTTGGCAGGGATTACAGAGAGAGATACACGAAGAATTAGGATTTATTCCGGATATCAAAAAAACAATCCCATTAGAAAAATTTGTCAGTAATGACAGTCTTTTTCAATTCCATACTTTTTTTTGTGTTGTAGAAGAAGAATTCATACCAAATTTAAGTGACGAGCATTTAGGTTGGGGGTGGTTTTCTTTAGATTTGCCGCCTAAACCTTTACACAAAGCACTAGATTTAAGTCTACGTAACAAAATAATTCAAACTAAAATTCAAACTATGTTAGATATTATTGATAGTCTTTAAAGTTTTATTCTCTGATTAGATCTAACGTAACACAATGAAATCCGCCGCCTAAGGTTCTTTGTTGTCTTCCAGGCAGCATAGCACAGTCAATTCCGTGCTTTTCTAATTGTTTTCTTAAATTGTGTTGACCGTCTAAAAGAGCAACAAGACGAGGATTAACACTAAACAAGTTTATGTTTAACCACGGACTTGCATTGCAGTATCCTGGGTAGTGTCCAATATTTTCAGGTTCAGCTGCCCATATTACATCCCAAGTTTGTAATTTTTTAGGCAATTGATCAATGCTTTTTATGCGACTAGGATTTAACAAAATTAATCCTTCTCTCAAAAAGGCCATAGTACTATCTAAGTGCATAAAACTATAGATATCTTTTAGTTTATGAACAGTTGCTTTATTTCCAACTAAATCTTGTAGATAATCTGCTCCTAGTTCATTACCACTATTACTCACGAGATAATAAAGATCGTCATTAGCACGTAAAATATTTGCTGCATCAAAACAGGGTTCGGCTTCTGTTAGAGCAAGTATATTTTTATTACCAATACAATTTGTATTGTATAACTCATCATTTCTATTAATTGTTTTTGAAAGGTATTTGATACCAAATTTCGTATAATCTTTGAATATATTATCCATTGCCAGATACTCATCTTTTCGAGATCGCAATGGTTGAGGAGTTGCTAATATTAAATCATCATATATTAATACACTATCTCTTGGACAATAATTATAATATAAAGGCTTGACAGTTTTGTCAGGGCGAATAACTTCTACATTTTCTTTCTTTAGAAAATTACAAAAAATTTCTAAATCTTCATTCGCTTCGTCTATCACTTGTTGAGGGTAAGCACCTTGAGGAATTAACGATTCGCTTTCGAAGTGTGCATAATTTACTACTCTTAGACTAGTATCAACAAGTGGAATTGTAGCATCGTCTGCTACACCAACTATTACTTTTTTAAGTGTACTCCACTCGTTCTTAGAAAGCATGTTTAAATATATCCATTTTTCTTAAATCAGGATAATTTTTATACGACCATTTTGTCGGCGCCCTAGATTTAGCTTCAGGAAATTTTTCTAGCCCAAGCTGTGCTGTTTCGGGAGTCATATAGTAATGAAATCCTATAGTGTTTATATTTTGATCAGCCCAAGGAACTCCTCTTTCTCGGCCATCGTGAGCTATTTTTATCAAATGTTTATGTGCATATTGATCGTTTAGTAGAATCATTCCTCCACGACCAAGACTTAGATGTTTTTGGTGTTGAAAACTTAGACACATAAATTTTCCGGCAATGTAACTGTTAGCATTCCACAAAACTGCTGCATCTATAATGTCTGTATTGCCTAATTGATACCAATCTTTCCAGAGTTCATCGGTCCAATTCCACTTTATACCTAATTTTCTAAAAGTCATTGGAATTGACAAATAGGTATGACTAGGACAAGTTGATTCCCTAGTACCGTGCAATCGCAGACATAATTCGATGGCATGTGTGCAAGAATCTGTGGCGACTGCATACGGAGCACCAAACCACTTAGCTATTGTTTCTTCAAATTGAGTAACTGTATTAAACATATCAGGTATATTTATTTTAAAATATTAGTAGTAATAAATAATCGCAACGGAGGATTATATGCAACTTATGAACAGCGAAAGATTTGTAAAAGAATATAATGAATTAAAAACTAGAATAGCTGCGGTAACAGATATCAATGTGCATGATCAACTCAATAACTACTTGTCTCAACTAGTTAATGCAGTTAGAACACTTGACAGTCAACACCAAGAGTTGGTTTTTAATCCGAAATTGCCTGATTCGATTAACATCTTAAGGGAGACTATAAGAGACAATCGAAGAAAAATTACTCAAATGCTAGATTCATGGGAAAGAAAGTCTAAAAATAATGTATGAGCATAAGATAAATTATACAAATCTTTTTTTAGCGGGTTGGTATAATCCTGATATTACTATATGCGATGAATTGATAGAATATTATAAAAATTCTGAGTATAAAGCACCAGGAAAATCGTTTTATATTAATGAAAAGATCGTTGACAAGTCTGCCAAGGATAGTATCGATTGTATAATATCAGACAACGCACTTAAACAAAAATATATAGAATATCTTCAAAAAACAGTCGACTTATACATAACAAAATATCCTTATTGTAATTACTACGATCCATGGACTATTGTCGAAAATATACAAATACAACATTATCCTATTGGCGGAGCATTTTTTTCTTGGCACACTGAACGTGGGACAGGAAAACGCTATTTAGATAGACATTTAGTTTTTATGACTTATTTGAATGATGTGACAGATCAAGGTGAAACAGAATTTTATCACCAAAATATTAAAATTAAACCTGAAAAAGGGTTAACTATAATTTGGCCTGCTGATTGGACTTTTACTCACAGAGGGCTACCATCGCTTACACAAGAAAAATTTGTTGTAACTGGGTGGTTTAGTTATGTGTCTTAATCAAAAGACTTTTTATTCCAAAATAATTTCTTATAGCCACCATACATAAACTGTTTAATAGCCATTGTAATTTTAAGTTGATTTTTTTCGTCGTGTTCCGATGCTTCCGATTGCCACGATTCTCGCTTAAACGGAATGATTTGATACATCGGTGTTCCTTTTTTAATTAGTCCAGAGAAATTTTCTTGTAAAAGGAATGGCAAATTAGACCCGGCTTCTGATTGCTTAAATCCATCTGCATCAACTACACCAGCAAGTGTTTTAAATGGTAAAAGATCATGATTGAACGGATGAGTAATTATACAACTATATCCCGGGGGTAGTTCAGGAAACCAAGGAGGATGCCAAGTAAAGTGATTCGTTAAATACCCATCAATTTTTGGATAAGAATTTGATACATGTTCTGAGCGTTCACTCATTATTTTAGGACCTGAGGCATAATAAAAAAGAGTCTTATCTTCTTTCTTTTCAATAACGATGTCGCACCATGTTTCTTGTATGTACCCCATATGAAAAGAATCTAAAAAAGGCATACACAGTTTAAATGTAGCATTCGGTTTTCCATTCGCTGGGTTGAACTCTGGTTTTTTGGTGTAGAAAGGTGTTGCACTTTTATACCAATCTGGTATGTATTCAGAGGCGGGTTTTGGCGGATTAACCGTGTATTCAGATAGTTGATCTACAGGATTAAATTTTATTTTCTTTCTCATTTAAAATCCGATTGTTATACTTTTATCTTGTAAAGTTATTAGTTTATCTTCTTGTATTTTTTTCATTAAAATATTAGATAATGTAAAAAATTCTTCGGAAGAGTATTTTCCACTGTGTTTAAGTTTTTTAAATTTTTCAATTATAAAACTTCTAGAAGAGTCATGATTATACACGATATCGAGTAATGGTTTCAACTTCTCATTTAACCATAAATTGTGCATATAAGGAGTAGGATGCAAATCTACATAATTGTCTTTTTCGAATGTCCATATATCATTTTTATTTAATTTTACAAACTCAAATAACGGATCGACCCATTTAGAATTTTCCCATATATGTTTTTCATAAATTCTGAATTCAGGAAATAGTTTCCAAATAGGCCATTCTTCAGAATTTTTAATTATTTCAATTGCTGACTGATCTGACACTCCTATGTGTTCTCGTTTAGAAAATACTGTGTCATATCCTAAATTTCTAATATCCCCCAAGCTAGTCATAAGCCACGTGCAGCCAGCTGATTTAAGCAGTTCTTGAGCTAATATTATCATATTCAGAGTATGGAGTACAAACCCTCGTTCTGAAAATAATGCATTTGCATGTTTTTTATTTTTATTGTAAAAACTTGAATCGTGATAAACAGCCCACCCATCTATTGCATTTTCTTTTTTGTTGAAGGTGTCTTTGTACCAATCATTACGTATATGGCTTGACCATTGTATTATGACAACATCATCTTTGTTTATAACATTACGTGCATGACATTCTGATAATCTTTCTGCTATAGCTCTATTACCTATCCCTGGTAATCCCCAATTTTGATATTCTTCGAACTCAAGAGATAAAAGATCTGCCCACGTTGGCCAATCGTAGTTTGTAAAACTACAACCAAAAACAAATAACCTACTCACCTAATACTCCAGTTATCTGCATAGCATATCTCTTTTGAGTACTAAAATTGTAAAATGCATGAGGTGTATGGCCTGTCCACCCAAAACAATCACCTGCTTTCCAGAACGAATATACTTTATTTTCTATTTCTAATATTTGTCCTTCTATACCATCTTCTAACATCACAACTATTCTTATAATATTGTAATCGAAATTTAAATTATGAAGTTCTCTATATCTATCATATCTATCACTGTGTTTTGGAATAAACTGGCCTGGATTGAAAAGGTTGATTGCAATGCTTATGTTTTTTAAGTACTGAAAACAAGGTTTGATATTTTCATACACACCTGCTGGCATAGGATTTGGTTCAAAATAATTATAAAGTGTTAAGGACTCGATAGAATGTCCTGCATCTACATATTTCTTGAGTAAATCCGATCCTCGGTATTCGGCACGTTTATAGTTTAAACTTTTGAAATCATCGATATTCCAAGCAGGGGATATATGATTAAAAATTATCATTATGAAAAGTAATCTTGTAACTCGCCGGTACGTTTTACATCTAAAGTAGCACAATGGAATCCTCCACTCATTGTCCTAGCTTGGCGGCAAGGCAATCCAATAGTTTCAATTCCGTGCTTATCTAGAATACGGCGCAATTCATTTTGTTCAATGTCGCATATTACTAGGTTTTCATTCACGCTTAAAAAGTTTAAACCAATATATGGACTGCACGGAGCTACTCCAGTATTTGCGGCAGGCACATGTAATTGATCTCCAGTAACCCAAATTTTATCCCAATCTTTAAAAATTGGTGGGTACCAATTTTCGTTTAATCTATCCGCATTAAACAACACTAATCCTGGTCGTAAAGGTAAAACAGTAGAATCAAAATGTGCAAAACTATAATATCGTTCAGCTACATGTAATTTATATCCTCTTGGTTCAAGTATACTCTTCAACCATTTAAATCCTAGCAGATTTCCGCTGTTAGATACTTGACATAATAAATCTTTTCCTAATCTTACAACATTTGGCGCATCAAAAATAATTTCTTTATCAACTAAAGTTGCTTCGGTTCTGTCTTCTAACTGATAATTATCGTCAGTTAAAATAGGTTTAGGAGCACAAATCCATTCTGTACCTTCCTGCATCCATTCGTATAAATGTTTATAGTATGCTCTAGTTTCAAAATATCTAGCCCTCATTGGACTTGGACATTCTATAATTAAATTGTCAAGGGGTAACAACAAATCTCTAGGACAGAATGTATACCACCCTGTAGTCTCCCACTCCGGGGTACTGAATTTTTTCCTATGATCTATACTATCTGGTCGTCGTACTTTAACTCCTAGAGTTTTTAGAGTATCGGACAATCTTTCTAAATCTTCGTTAGCTTCGTCTTTTATCCACTGTTCGTGTTCAATGCCGTCAAATTGTTTTATGTCGTCATACTTTTCTCCGCCATAGATAAAACTGTGTGTGCTTTTATTCATTGTAGGATGCATACTAAAATCAGCAGTTCCTATTATGATTTCCTCAAGTGGATCCCAATCATTATGTGATTGTACGGGCATAATCTAGTCCTTTAATAAATTGTTTATGAAAACTTAATCTGTTAGTAGTGCTGCCACGATTGTATTGATTCCATTCTTCGCCGCCGATTCCAAACAAAACTGTTTTAGTAGGCTTTACAGATAAGACATTACAAAAATCGAGCTGTTTCTGCATGTATTTAGACGAAATATAATCTGGAGAGAAATTTTCTAGAAATTTCATACCTAAAGAAGCACCAATTTTATTATTGTAACTTATTTTATGGTAAACAAACATAGTGTCGTCGTCGTCAATGCGTGTATATCTCATACCAATTCGGGCATATGCTACTGGAAATGTTTTACTTAAACTAAAAGTTATGTCTGTAATACACGAATATGCAAAATCAAATTCAATATTTCTACAAATTCCAAAATATGCACAATCTACTAGTACAGGTACATTAAGTGAATTGCATTTTCTCATCAATTCGTGATAATTGAGATGTATGTCTCCTGTATCTGCAAATGGTAGACTAATAATTACTGCATCGTTAGGAAGAATATCGTCGTCTTCTAACCATGCCCAATTATATTCCGCTCGCCATGCCAATTTATGATACATATATTCGCCTTTAAAACATCTAAATCTGCGATTATGATTTCTTAAATAAAATTTATCAAACCCTTCAGTTGTTCCATTACTGTAACACTTAAATTGAAACTGATCCAATCCAATCAAAGTGTTAGCTGCTGTGCTACGAATCCAACGATCGTAGGTATGTAAGTATTCGTCAATAACAGTATTATTATGAACACATCGTAAGTCAAATGGCTCTCTTAAAATTTTTAAAGTTTCTGGATCTTCGATAGCGAATGCACTACCAAAGTCTAAGCTTCTTTTATCGTTAGGTATTTTATTCATCTAAATATGATATTTGCATAGCAATTATATCGGATTTACCAAAATTACAAGTTCCATGCCATGCAAAACTTTCCCATGTATATACATCTCCGGCAGTCCAATTTCCTAATAATTCATTTCCTATCTGTATTACTTGTCCTACGTCCCAGTCATTCATTAAAATTACAGACCTTTTAATCTTCTCAGCGTATTCAATCGTAAGATTTTTTCTATGAACGAATGTAGCATATGTATCAAAGTGCCACACTAACATATGCCCTGGAGTAATTTTTATAAAATTATAGCTCAATGTCTTATAAGGAAATTTGTCTAATATAGTTTTTAAATTTTCATTTAATGACGGGCAGTGTGACATTAAATGCCAAGTACTTTGATCAGGAATTTTCCATTCTTTATGAATTTCTTCTAGGTCACGCTTCATATCAGTAGTAAAACTATCCCACGGATCGTCATCAGGTACTTCCTTAGTTTGGACAGTTTCTATCCAATCAAAATTTAAATCGTTACTGGTCCATGTACAATCTATTCTAAATTTGACTGCATTGTATTTTGTTAAATCTTTAAACTTCTCTAAGTCCATATAAATGCCTTAAAATATATTCTTTATTTGGAATAGTTATATCATTTAATAATAATGAAAATTGTGTCTTTTCCATTTCTGATAAATTTACAACATCTAATTTCTTAGGATATGTCAGTATATTGGTGTTCCAAACGTATTGATTTTGATTAATAAAATTGGCTAGATCTTTAACTCCGTGCCAATTATTGACATGTAATACTGAATTTATCTCTAAGGAAAAACTCGTCGACTTTAATTGTTCTAGGAACTTAATTATGTCAGACCATTTACTGCCTTTTCTTACTTTTTCATTTAGGTCTGCAACTCCATCAATACTTACGTAAATTTTAACGCTCTTGAATGCGTTTAAAACTAAAATTTCTTTCTCGCTCAAAAGAAAAGTTCCATTAGTATAATAAATTACTGATACATTTTCAGGATTAGATATTTCTTTGAGAAAGCGGATATGCTTGTTAGTCATTAACGGCTCTCCCCCTAAAAATAAAATTTTATCTATACTTTTAGGAAGATTTATAAACTCCGTCGTTGTTAAAATATTAATTTTTTTATTGGTAGGATTTTTAATGTTAGCCCATGTAGAGCTCCATTCTTCCCAACATCCATCGCATGCCAAGTTACATATATTGTCAAAACCAATTTCTAAAAATTTTAATTCAACTTTATTAGTAGAATATTCTTTATTAAATTTTTGTCTTAAACTTTCTTTTCCTTGATTTTCTTCAGTATAACATTTTTCGCATTCTGGAAATCGAACTCCATTTAAAGAACCTTCTCTAAGTTTATTATATTCTTCAATATGTAAGACAGCACTTACATCTCCCGTAAAGGTAGCTATGGGTTGTTTAAATCGGCAACAAGGAAAAATACGATTTCCAGGGCGAATGTTAGTATGCACCCAAAATGCTGAACATTTACTCATGTTGGCCATTTCTCTGTAAGTGTTTTTATTACACGATAGTTATGTTCTAGTATAGGAGTCATTGATTGATACAAATTCCGAAGTGTCGTTATAGGTAAATTATCGATAAAATCAATAACTTTAAAAATTTTAATCAATCGCTTTTCATGATTTTCTTCTCTATCATACCCTTCATCCCAAAAATTTTCAAAGGTTTTAAAACCGTATTTTTTTAAGTATTCTAATGTATAAGGAGGAGCAACTAGTATAAAAGGTTTATGTCTATAAATTGCGTTTAATGTTTTCTCGCTAAATGTAGAAATCGGATGACTATATTTTGTTTCGTTTATAACGGCACAAAAACAACTATCATACTCGCTATTAGGAGCATAATCGAAGGACATTTCAAAATTAGGATTTGGGATAGCAGAATTCATTCCTATGACTAAAGACCCCATATTATCTAATTTTTGTAAATTTGTTATCAACTTATTAAAAATTTTAAAATTATTTTTATGCCAGGACGATAAATCAAACCATAATTGATTTTTTAGGGATCCGTAAATAGATTTTTTTTGATCAAAAGACATTATTGAATTTTTATCTAATAGATATGCAGCGATTAAATGTCTTACTGCTTTATATTTTCCATTAGCAGATAAAAATTTATGAGTTATTTGATTAGCAGTTCTTGGATGAATATAACTTATTGGTTTATCCAGTATTCTTTTAGCTACACTTACAACATACATATTCCTAACAGCTAAATTCATTGTTGGATATTGTTTCTGTAAATATTTTTGAACATTATAATCTCCACAATAAACAGTGACATTATTGAGATTATTTTTGTCAATAAACTGTTTTATACTGTCTAGTTCAAATGAATAAATTGTTTTTAAATTTTCTTGAGTGGATTCAAATCCTCTAATACTTGAACCATATTTTTTGTAATATTCATTTGTACTTGCTTTTGTAGGAGGGCCTTCGAGATAGTTTTTTATTGTTGGACCTGTATTAAGATACAGATCCTCAAAGAGATAAATGCATAGGCCTTGTGTATTAAAAATCTTAATATGATCAGGTTCGCAAATTAAATCTTCTATTTGTTTTAAAGAACCGCATCCTGTACAAACAAAATGTGGTTTTGATTCTTCTGCCAAACATGTATCTTTAAAAATAGTATTATAAAAGTCAATAAAACTGTTTACTCCAATTACACTCAATGAAGATTCGCTGAAAATAGAACCGTTTTTTAACAGTAACCTATTTTCAATAGCAGGATTCATAAAATTTTGAAAGACTACGTGACTAAAAAACTCATCCATTATACTTAAACTTTGAAATATTTTGTATTATACGATAATTATGTTCTAAAATAGGTAACATCTTAATATATAGTTCTTTTAATTCGTCTATTGAAAAACTATCAATGTAATCTATAATACGAAATATTTTGATTAGACGAGATTCGTGATTTTCTTCTTGATCATAACTTTCGTCCCAAAATTCGTCAAATGTTTGTATTCCGTATGATTGCATATATTCTAAAGTGCGTGGAGGTGCTACTAATATAAAAGGCCGAAACGATTTTATAGCATTTAATGTTTTTTCACTAAACTGCCCCATAGGGTATGCAAATCTTGCTTCCGTTATCACCGAACAAAAGCATTGTTGATAACTACTAACTGGCACTGGTAAAGATTCTAATGCTACTTCGCTTTCTATGTTTGTATCTATAGACAAAGAGTTTGGCATTATATTAAGTTGATGTCTTATTTTAGAATAAATTTCAGGGCAATCAGTCTTCCATTTGTCTAAATCAAACCATAAATAATTTTCTAATTTACCCCAAATTGGTATAGATTTATCTTTCCTGTCGTCAAAAATAACAAATGGCGAATCTTCAATTTTAGTTTGATACGAGCATAATGCAGACATATTTAATAGATAGGCTGCTACTAACTGACGATAACCGTCATACCTTCTATTTCCGCACCAAAATTTGTATAATATAGTTTCCGATGACGGTGGTGTGCTATAACTGTTATATTCGTATGATGTAAATCTACTATCCGAATGTCTAAATAGCGAAGTTAGAAATATGTCTTGAGTAGCAAGTGTCATTTCTGGATACGAATTTTTGAAATGTTTTTCGATATTATAATCTCCAGTATACACAGTTACTTTTTTTAAGTTGTTTTTAATTATAAATTTTTTTAAATTTTCAAATTCGAAACAATACATTTTAGAAATGTTATCATAAGTTGATTCAAATCCAACAACACTTGGTTTAATTATATTAAAAAGCTCTTCTCGAGAAGAATCAAATTTTAAAGAATTTACAAATGGACGTTTACTATCGCTGATATCTATAAAAATAGTTTCATAAAGATATATTTCTAAACCGACTGTATTAAGATAGTTTTTGATATCTTCAGAATACATAATTTTGTCTAAGTGCGGCCAGCTTCCGCAGGCTGTAATAATTAAATAAGGAACATTATAATTTTTTAAAAAAGAATCAGAGTAATAATCTTTATAATAATCAAAAAACGTATACTTGGGGTACCTATGATTATTTGATTCAGATAAAAATTTTCCGTCATGAAATATAATACGGTTTTCTCGGTCAGGTAATGACAAATTTTCGTATACGATTCCAAAACAACTTTCTTCTTTTGTATCAAATATTTTCATTTTTTATTGCGATAACATTTTCTTTAGAATGTTTTATTGAAAAAAGTTTATTGTTATTACACATATCGCAAAGATCAATGTGTTTATTAGAAGTTTCTACAAAGTGTTTTAATTCAGTTACAGTAGGATTTTTTAAATTAAGTGCTTTATAATTTAAATATTTTGACCAGTCGTTATCGTCGAGTTGATTTTTTATTTTTAAAATTTTAGGAAGAATTGCAAACCACGAACACTTGTATAATTTAGATTCGTATAGTAAATGACAATTTGGCATCGAACATCCATTTTTATAAGATCCTTCGGGGTCATTTGTTGCAAAAGGTTTTATTTTATTTTCATTATTTGTATAATAACAGCTATAAAAATATTCTGCGTCTGCTATTCTAACATTGAATGTGCTAGAAGAATATAATTCTACACTGTCTTGAACTACACCCCATTTAATTGTACTCTTTTTATTCATATGATTAGTTTCGAGGAATTTCTCTAGTGTTTTATGAAATTTCTTAGCTATGATGTCGTCTGAGAACAATTTAAAATGATTGGTGATATCAATCACGCAAGGGTGAAAAGTTTTGCAAAATTCTATTAGTTTATTCTGAAATTTATCTAGCAGTAGTCCGTTTGTACAGATTCCGATAGTGCTATTAGGAAATTTTATTCTTATATGTTCGGCAATCTTTTCTATAGAATCCCAATATAAAAATGCTTCTCCTCCCATCAGATCAAACTCATTTACATCGGCATAATTGGAAAGATCATCGATACTTTCAAATATCGAATCTAATGTTGGATCGTGCTCGTAATTTTTTATAATGTCTGACGCCGAAGTGCATCCATTACAGGATAAATTGCATCGATGTCCATAAAAAATTTCCACCATTGGCAGTGATATTTTCATTAAAACTTTACCTTACTTTTTGACAATGGCCAAATTGGCTTAATAATTTTTCTTTCTGCACATAGTTGACATTGTTTTATATAAGTTTGTATTTCATTAAAAAATTGTACCAGTTTATCTTCCGAATCAAATGGATCAGCGGGCACATATGAATTTAAAAGGTCTGCTCCTTCTTGTTCAAATTGAAATTGATTTGTCAGATCTGAAGCGATTGCGGTCAAATAGCATTTATATATTTTACCTTTCATAAAAAAGTGCGATGGTCCACATTCTTGCATACAGAGGTCGTGTGCTTTAACTGGATCACTTCTTCTAAAGAAGGTTATTTTATTTTCTATTTTTTCTGTTGATGCTTTAAAAAAAACATAAGTGTTATATAGTTTTATTACATTTCGATCATTTAAAATATAATTTGTTACTGATCCATTGACAACTTTAGTTGCATTAATGAGGGCGGATATCTTGTTTATAGATAGTTCTATGCTATTTCTTAATGCAGGATCATGTACACATACATCAAAAGAAAATCCTTTGTTAATTATTTCTATAGCAAGGTCAATATTATTCTGAATGTACGTTCCATTGGTGCTTATTCTAAAATTTTTAGTAGAAGTAAAGTATTTCGAAACTTGATTGACCCAATCAATTAATTTTGGATTTGCAAAAGGTTCGCCTCCTATTAAATTTATAGTATCTACATCTAACTTCTTACTCCATTCTATATAATAATCTTCATAATCTTTCCAAAATAAATGACCCTTAAAATTTCTATTGTTATAAGAATCACAATTTTCACATGTTAAATTACATACATGTGTTACATGAAAAAACATTTCTTTTAAGTAAATTTTTTTCATACTAAGTTAGTTTTCAATTTAGATAATGGCCATATTTGTTTGACTGTGTTTGTCTCTGTACATAATCTACATTGTTCTATAGGATTTGGTAAATTTTCTATCCATTCTTTAATAATATGTTCTTCGTCGAATGGTGAACACGATTTGTATTTTAATAATAATTCTTTTGCTCGAGGTTCGACCTCGAATTGATTACATAGTGGTTTTGAAACTGCGGTTAAAAAACATTTATATAATCTTCCTTCCATAAATGTGTAACAATATCCACACTCTCCATGAGATTTAGATGGATCACTATCATGCATATAGATTATATTATTTTTTAAGCTACGAAGACTTTTTTTAGAAAACACATATTTTTTATCTAATTTTGCTATTTTTCGAGAGCCTATGTAAAAAATATCACAATACTCACTACTTTTTTCTTTTCTGATATTTTTAAAAATTGAAAATATTTCTTTTAAATTTTCTTCTATTTCATGAAATAAGCTAGGATCGTGTACATTAATGTCTAGCCATATATTTTGTCTTAATAACTCTTGACATTCTTTAATTTTGTGTTTTAGATATGTACCATTAGTTGCAATGTCAATTTCTTTAAGATTGGGCCATAAGGATTTTATTGACATAGTCCAATCAATTAATTTTGGATTTGTAAATGGCTCGCCGCCTATAATAGTTAAACTGTTCAGTTCTAGTTTTTTACTCCACTTTTTAAAATATGCTTCGTAATCTTTGAAATAATAATGCCCTTTAAATTTTAAATTATTATAAGTAATACAATTTTCACATGTCAGATTACACACATTTGTTATGTATATTTGAACGTTTTCATCTAAACGATACATTGTTGTCATAACTCAATCTTCTTTTTAGCCAATGGCCATATCGGTACTATTATTTCTTTTTCTGGACAAAGTTGACAAGCATCGATATGATTGTCTAACTCCCTAAAAAATCTGTCTAGATTTTCTGTTGTATCAAAAGGATCTGCAGAATTATATTTTTTTAGCAAATTAATACCGCGTGTTTCGATTTTAAATTGTGACATTAAGTCTTTAGAAATAGCAGTAAAACTACATTTATATATTTTTCCTTTGTGAAAAACTACGTTAGGAACGCATGTACTCATGCAATATGTATGTGCTTTAACAGGGTCACTTCTTCTAAAAAATGTTGTTTTATTTTCTATTTTATACATAGAATTTGAGCGGAATACAGTGGCTTCCCAAATTCTTGCTATCTTTTTACCGTTCGCTTCAAAGATTATCGTTGTATTTGTTTTATATTTTTTAAAGTTAAAAACTGATAAAATATTTTCTAAAGTTTCTTCTATCTCATTTCTAAATGACGGATCGTGAATACTAATATCTAACCAGAATCCTTGTTTTATAATTTCTCTTGATAAATCTATATTGTGTTTTAAGTATGTGCCATTTGTGCTTATATTAAAATTTTCTACATCTTTAAAATGTGTTTTTAATGATTCAACCCATGTCATTAAATCAGGATTAGTATATGGTTCGCCGCCAAAGATGTTAACTTCATTTAATCGAATTTTTTTTGACCATTCGATATACATGTCTGCGTGATCTTTCCAATAAAAATGATTTTTAAAATTTCTGTTACTATATACATCACAATTATTACACGTCAAATTACAAACATTTGTGATATGGAACACACCTTGTGTTCTGAAATATTTTTTTATCATTTTTTGTAAAAACAAAAAATAGGAGAATCGGCATATGTTGCATTTATTTTTACAGAGTTTCCTGCCGCAATTCTTGCCGATGATAATTGATTTATAGAGATATCATTTATTGTTATTCCTGGAATCAAAGGTATAATTATTTTTTCGTTGTCGTCTATGTCTAATTTTTTTTCTGTTGTTACAGTTATTATATCTGCTTCATATATGCTCTCGTCACTCGCTGCAAATGTAACTGCATAAAAATCTTCGGCGCCGGCTGTCCACTTGGTATCAATTCCTTTAATTGGTCTAAGGTCTGCTAAAACGTCTACAAAAATATCATAATTTCCTTCATACCCATTCATTGTATATTCTATTTTAACATTACCTGCTAATAAGTATAACCATTGTATTTCCTGTCTTTCTCCAGAATTTAAATATCCTGTTACTGTGTTTGCTGTTCCATGTATAAAAGAAACAGTGAAATCTCTAGCATGTTTTTTTGATAGTTTCATAATAAATTTAAGTTAAAAATCCAAGATATTTATTCTTAAGTGTTTATCAATAGAATGTGATGAGAATTATTGTCAAGATTTTTAAACTTGACTGATTTTCCTTTTGGTAGAATTACTATATTTTTAGTGCTTAATGGCTTGTCTGAATTTGTAAATTCTAAATTTTTGACCAGAGGCAGAATATACGAAATTGATGTATCCGAAGAGATAATATTTGTATCTTTTAAATTTTTTACTGAGCAACAACATTTTGAAGAAAATATTAATAAGCAAGCACACCCAGTAATACCAGCGGTTATCTTAATAAATCCTTCCGAAAACGCTCTAAGATCGTTTAATTTATTATTAGTTACAAAACTTGTTAAATTTTTAGATTTTGCACTTTCTATAAACAACTCACCTTCTAAAATATAAATCCAGGATAATTCTCCTTCGTCTATATCATCGATATTTAAAGCATTAATTTCTAATGATTCTTGTGAAAATAAACATATACGCTCTACTCGAATATTATCAATCTGATTTCTTTTGCGTATCATCGATATTGTCAATAACAATTTCTTCTAGAATTTCATCTACTATAGATGCATATTCTACTCTATGTTCTACTATTTGATCTGCTGTTTGTAACAACGTATCAACGTCAAATACTAACTCTTTTCCTATGTATTCTTGGTATTTTTTTGCCAAATCTGGATTATTTTTAAATTGTTCGTCTTTATCTTGTTTTTGTGTAACAGATATACCTGCTCTTGCAATATGTTCTATCACTTTTGCTGGATCTTGAGTATCAAACATAGTTGGCTGAAATGCGGCAATAGGATATTCATCAATAGATTTTTGAGAATTTTCTGACGCAAATACTACAATTAAAGAATTACTTTCTTCTTCATATTTTAAAATTTTCATTTTGATTAATGACATGCTTTCTCCTTAACCTACATTTCCAAGTCTTGAGCCGGTAGCAGGGAAAGTAGCAAACGGATTCCCTACTATGTATGCTCCTGCGCCGCCAGCACCACCACCAGCTGAAAAGTTGTTGGACGAAAGTGTATTTTGTCCGCCACCGCCGTTAGCACCGGCTCCACCGCCAGCACCTCCGCCACCGCCGGTGGCTGTACCGCCAGCACCTGTGGTTGATCCTCCGCCTCCGCCACCGCCATTCGTAGGAACGGAGCCTGCGCCGCCTGGGCTTCCTCCAGAAACGTTGAACGGGCCAAAGGCGCCGCCGCCTGCACCCCCGTTAGATATTCCTCGGCCGCCGCCGCCGCCACCACCACCAGAACATCCGCCATTGGTGAAAGATGGAAAGGTATATGAACCGTCGCCTCCAAAGAACGAAGAGTTTACTCTAGCGCCTCCGCCTCCGCCGCCTCCTCCTCCTCCGCCCCACAGGTTTCCATTATTAGTTATAGTTGTCGGACGAGAAATTTGTAAAGCAGTTGAGCCGCCACCTCCAGTATTGCCATTACCTACGCCGCCTGGATTGCCATCACCGCCTGGGCCTCCGTCACCGCCTCGTCCGAGAATTGTTCCGTTATTAACGATTCTTACAGTATCGCTAGCATTAAATTGGTTCGGAACTGTGAATGCTGCCGCAGTGCTGCCACTACTTATAATTACTCCTGGATTTATAGTAAATGTTATATCTGTTTTTCCTGGAAAATAAGTTGGCTGTCTATTATCCCATGCATTATAATTTGAAGTACTGCCAGTAATTGTGACACTGATTACGTTTCGATTATTAGTTCCGTAAAAATTACCAATCGCTATTTGATTTGCTGTAGGAACTCCGGCGTTTGCTGGATAATTGCTAACTAACGGTCCTCCCCTATAAAATTCGTTTAGGGCGTGGGGTCTAGAGTCTCCGAATTCTACTCCAATCTGATCCATCGATAACGATGGTCCTGGTCCTGGTAATGCCATTTTATTTGCTCCTCAATTACTTAAAAGGTGGTCCGCCCACCCATAATACTAATGATTTACGTACACCCTTTGTCACAGGAGTAACACGATGTAGTGCCCAGCTTGGAAAAAACCATGCTCTTCCTCTTTTTTGTTCTAAATTAATCGGAATGTCGCTATCGGTTTTTACTTCAAACTCTCCACCTTCAAACTCTGAAGGATCACTTAACAACAATGACATACTGAGTTTTCTTGGAACATGCCTATCCATCATAGACATATCTGTATGCCACGTATAGTGTCCTTGATTAATCTTTTCTGAATCATATAAAGATAGCTGCATAGGCTCATACATTCCAGTTAAATCAAATTGAAAAAACTGGCTATTTACTTCTGCAACTACTTTAGAAATAACATCCCATAATCCTGCATTACTTTCATTTAGATGCATCCATGCAATTTGACTCGTTCTTATTTCTGGTCTATTTGCTGCTGTATTGGGATCATTCTGACCACCAACAACACCATCTGCTAAATTATTCCATTCAGGCATTTGCAAGATAAGATCGATATGTTCTGGTTTGAGAAAATCATCCCAGTATGCAACTAAATCTTTTCCTTTTGGATTTCTTGGAGGTATTGCGTAAATCATTTACTCTCCATTAGATAAGTTCGATTTTTCATAAAAGCCGGAGGTCGTCTATTCATAGCATCTCCAGCATGATTAGAATGTTCTCCATTTTTTCTTACATAATGTAAAAATAATTGTCCTGAATAATATCCTGGAGGACCATCACATTTTTCCCTCCAATGTTCTACATCGCAGCCATGATACAAAACTCCGTCGCCTTCTGCTAAATCATAACGATCATTACCAACATAAATTGGCCATGAGTAGTGATGAGACCGACCTAATTGTATGGTTACACTTACTTCACACGCTGGCCTATCTATATGTTTTTCTAGTATATTTCCATTAGTGTATAATCTAGAAAATGCATACGTTGGTAAGAGCTCTTCGCCGACGATTGATTCCATAGTAGGCCATAATCTTTCTAACACAGTATCGAACATTATTTCATGATCTAACCTAGCTAAACAATCCGGAACCTGAGGATCATGTTTTTTTGGTTTTAAACTTTGCATCATTAAAACGTGTGTGTAAAATTGACAAAATTCTTTTGGAAGAAGATTTGTTATCTTTGCCGAAAGTGCTTTGTTATTTCCGTTCATCAGTTGCCTTTCAATACATCTATTTCTTTTTTCAATTCAGCTATTGCAGCAAAAGCTAAGGCACTTAGTTTAGCATAATCAACAGCCAAACTGTCGTCATCACGTTTTCTTACAGCTTCTGGAAATGCGGATAACACATCCTGAGCTATTACACCGTAATCGTCTTTTAGAATAAAATATCCGTCAGCACCGCCTTTAGATTCTACATATTCGTCTGTCCAAGAAAATAATTTTCCGCCAATACTGCAAACTTTATCTAGTGCATTTGGAATATCTCTAATATTTTCTTTAAATTTGGCGTCCGATGAAAAATACGCTACTACGTTGTTCGTTGCACGTACTTCTCCAGATGTACCTGATGCAGCAGTGCCTACACCTAATGAAGTAATTTGAGAGTTTCCGCTGTTAAGTGTATTAGCACTAAGCTGTCCTCCAATGCCTGCGCCTCCGGTAACTATAAGAGCACCAGAACCTGTCCCGCTTGACGCAGTACTAGCTGTTACAGAAACTCCAGAAGCAGAAAATATACCGCTACTTGGTATGAATGATAACTTAGTCGATGCACGATAAAGTGTCTCAGAGGTTGTATTTGTTGTTACTTCCGTAAACAATGGATAATGTACACTTGTAGAAGACGTTTGATCTTGTACTCCTAAGTTCGCTGAAATCCAGGATAAATTACCGGCTCCATCAGTTGACAAAAATGTGTTATCGGAACCGTCAGCAGAAGGTAATGTCCATGTAACATTAGTCGAAACAGTAGCAGGGGCTTTAAATCCTACCCAATTTGTAGAGTCGTTATCGGCTAATCTAAGTCTCGATCCTGCCTCTATTTGAAAATCTTTAGAAGATCGTGTTATCCCTGTACCGACTGGAGTTATAGTAATGCTGTTGTTGGTTCCACCAACTGTTAGAACACTACCATTAATAGATAAATCTCCAAAACCGGTTGGTAGAATACCCGCTGTTACTCGTCTTGACATTTTTATTATTCCTTAAGCTAATGTTGTAGTTTCGATACCAAATGCCACAGCGGAAACTCCGCTTGTATTGGTTCTAACTACAATTCTTTTACCTGCATCTAAAACAAGACCAGTTCTTTCAACCACACCGTTTGCTTGTAATAGAACATCATATTCTATCCATTCTGCATCTGTAGGTGCATCTAAAGCTGATATAGCTATTCTTGCCCTAATCTCGGTGCTGTTTCTATTAACTAAGTTTACTGTAGCTACCGTAAATGTTGTTGTTGGGCAAGTATATAACACTACATTACTTGTAGTTGTTAAATTTTGTGCCCCTAATCTTCCTGATGCCATTTTATTTCTCCATGTTGTATACTTATATTAAAAAGTAATTTAATGCGATTGGAACTCCGATAATGCCGCCGCGGAAATCGAAAGTTGCATTCATTTGTATCGCGCCGCTAGTAATAGTTGTAATTTGATTACTATTAATCAATATGCTACCTGCTGTTACACTATTTACATTTAACGCTGCACCACCTCCACCAATTTGTGATGCAATATATGCCTTAATAGCACGTTGTGTTGGTACTACATTATCTGAGTCTGCACTAAAGAATGGATCTGTACTGAATTCAGTAATTGTTGCAGATCCGCCGCCTAATGTTACGTTACCCAAATTAAGTTCATTCAAGCCCGAAATGTTAAATGCATCCGCATTTAGTGTTGCAATACCAGTGCTTTGTTCAACTGCAAACAAATTACCTACTCTAAAGTTTCCGTCCTGGTCTGTACTTGTAAAGAATACTCTTCCACCGCCGTTTTCAACAACTTCGTCTGCCGGGTCTGGTGCTATTAAAGGTGTTCCTGGGTAGTTGCTACTAGTAAATCCGCCGGTGCCAATATCTAAGAAATCGTGTCCTGTTAATCGAACTTGCGAATATCGAATCCTTGTTTCTAAACTTACACCGTTTTCTGGTGCTTCATCTATAGAGAATGTCGGACTTATTTGGAAGAACGCCTTATAAGATCCGTCAATTTCTCCCAAGAATGTCAACACATTGACTAGCTTAAACACTCTATCTGGTAAGTGCGAGAATACAATGTTTGAACCAGCTACAGGTCTTTGTGTTAATCTTCTAATCGCAATGACACCGGTTGCTTGATAATTATCAGCGAAACCGTCAAGGCCTGATAGATTAGCCGATCCTGTAACATACGACGATCCTCTATTTGTAAAGGTAGGATTGGCTAATACTCCGCTGCCTACTCTTACTGTGTGCGGAACATCATAAATTACACTAGGATCTGTTACAGTCATAGTAGGCACAGTATCATAACCTGACCCTGGCTCAGTAATAATAATCTGGAACACTTTTTCGTCTGCTACAGACGCTCTGCCTTTTGCAGTCGCTCCAGTTCTAACACGCACAGTATGTGAACTAACTTGCTCACTTAGAACTGCCCAGTACCCGTTACGGTCTGGAGTTCCAAAAGCAAGTGCATTATATCCAGCGACGACTGCTGCACTAGGTCCTGGAAGACCTCTAGCAGTCCAAACTATACCGTCTTCGCTAGTAACTACGAAAGAATAATCTTCAACTGCTGAATTATATACCGTGGCCATAAATAATCCTTGGCCATAACTGACTTTTTCGTAACCGGCCACAGAACTACCATCTGGCGATGTAGTAGTCATCGAGCTCCATGTTGTTCCGTTTAAGCTGTAAGCACCATCGTTTGAATTACTAGCTAAGGCAACAAACTTATTATTACCATATGTCACCGTCGTCCATGTTGATGCTGCTGGCAACACTCTTGTTGCCCAGGTTTCTCCGTCAGTGCTCGAAGCTGCTACTGTAGTTCCGCTTCTTACAGCTACAAATAATCCTTTTCCATAAGTTATAGCATTGTAACCGGTAGTAGCCAATGTACCGGTTATATCCCAAGTGATTCCGTCTAAGGACACTGCGACTGTAGTCGTATCCAATGCAATTGCTACCCAGCGGCCGTTTCCGTATGTAACACTGATCCAGTCAGCTGATTCTGGCATTGTGGTTGCATCCCAATTTATGCCATCTTCTGAATATGCTGCTTGATTTGTTCCGGATGCTACTGCTACAAATATTCCGGTGTTTTGAATAGAAGAAACATCGTCTACTTGTGCCGCTGCTACTGAAGTCCAAGATTGGTTACTTGGCATAGACATACTAGTCCATGTTATACCATCGTTACTATATGCACCCGAAGCTGCTGTTCGTATAGCAACATATCTTCCGCTGAATCCTGTACCTACAAAATCAAATGGCACCGCTGGATTGAGTTCTTCGTCTTGTAATAATAATTCTCCGGTTATCGGATCTACGCTTGTAATAGTAATTACAATATCGTTCGCAGGACTTGCACCGCCTAAATCTGTTCCTGCTATAGTGATAGTTTGAAGACGCTCATAGCCGCTGCCGCCAGTTACTCCTGTTACTATATACTTCCAACCGTTTCTGATTACATTAAAAGTAGCAGGTGTTACATTACCGTCACCGCTGTACGTTCCAGTTACATTAATATAAGTGCCTGTAGTTTGTCCGAACACTGCATCTGTCCATTGTGAAGATGCAATACTTGTTGATACAGTAGTAGTAAATCCTGGTGAACTAAATTCTACAGTTGGTTCAATAGTATAAGTTGTAGATGCATCCGGAGACACAATAGCAGTCCCAGGAACAACATGATCCCAGCCAGCTGCACCAGTGCTAAACTTTTCTACAGTAGCTATCTTAGTACCAGAAGAGTATGCTGTGATTCTTCCAATTTGGCCTGCACCAGTTCCTCCAGTTAATAAAACAGTCATCCCAACATACTGATCATCTGGGCTACCATCTGTTGCTGCAAGTGTTATCGAAGTTGAATCTCCAACCTGTGCTGTACTAGAAAAAGTTACGTAACCTAGACCTCCAAATTGCTCTGATTCTGCTTCGCCTTCTATTAATCGTACTTGATATACACCGTCATCTCTGAACTCATCCTGAACAGCAGCTCCGTTGGAACCACCACCAGTAATTGTCCAAGTTGCAGTAGTATGATCGATACCAGCATTGAGATATTCTGCACGTAACAATGAAGATCCGTCTGTTAAAATTTGAAACAGTTCTGGACTAAATCTAGTGATATTATCTACAATAGCAGTATTAGGTGTTTCTGTTAAATCTACACCTTCTGCTATAGCACCAAAAGAACCATAAGAATTGTTACCGTTAGTACCTCTAATACGGCCACCGTTTTCTGACAAGTATCCAATATGAGAATAATAAGTGAATACTGAAACTAATTCAGCACGACCGTTGTTAGTTACCCACGCACCAATACCATCGCTAATGACTTGAGTAAAGTCGTTAGACGTTATAGAATCGTTTCCTCCGTTGTGCAATGCTCCGTCGATTTTTTGTCCGATAGCAGCATTACCAAATGTAGTTAACCCTTGTACATAAGGAGAACGGCTAATAATCCATGTTGTAAAGTCGGCTGGACCCCAACCTGGATCTAAGCTTGCATATGCACCAGCAGTTACTCTACTTGTTCCGTATGCATTAGGCGGTGTTAAGTCTCCGAATAATCCATCAAGAGTCATGTCTCTTAAACCAGTAGCATCTCTTAGATAGAACATATCTTCTTCTAAACTGCCTGTAACTGCATTTATATAATACCTTGCTGCATAACGAGATCTATAATTACCTGGATATCTTAAATCATATTTTAATGCATCGATGTAAGTATTCACATCTCTTAAACATAATGCACTATCATATGCCAGCGACACACTCATGCTTCCTGACGATGAATTTAAATTAAAAATGGCACCAAATCTTGATTCTGATACCGAGAACTTAGTTGAACTAATAATGTCTCGAACATAATATATTCTACCTGCTGTAATCCCTCCAAATACTGTTCCTGTAAATTTAATCCCAGCGTTTCTAGTTAACCAAGAAGTGCTTGAAATAGTAAACGAATCGTCGACAGTGTCTGAGGCTGTAGCTGTATCACTGAATGTCACGTCAATGTATGCTGTGGCTTCTGCAACTAAAAACTCTCTATTGAGTTCTAATAAAAGTTCAGCATAATATCTGTTTCTTTCTTCTGTTTGGCAAACAGATCCTTCATTCGATGCACTAAAAATAATATTATTAATTAAGGGCATCAATACATTAATTCTAGTAATAGCAGTCGCGTTTGATGAGACATTTGCAATTGCTTGAGTTCGTACATATTCTAGTGCTGCTCTTGTAGCTGCTTTTTGATTTAAAGTATAAACTTCAGTTGCAGTTAGTCTCAAATACGAATGAGCAGCTTTAATAGACTGATAGTTACTGTTGAACATGAAATCATATCCAACTGCTTTTAATATTATACCAACATCTCTAGAGCATTTAGCATGATCATAAACTAAGCTACTATAAGTGTTTGTAATAAACTGTAAAGTTCCTTTAACAATGTCTGTTTTATTAGAAGCAATTATACCTGCTGCCGCTTGAATATCAGCAGCAGCCCATGTAATACTAGGAGCACTTTCTGCAACTAATCCACTTAAACTATTTGCGGTGATAACATTTTCGATATTACCTGCAAGAGTTGTCATTCTACCGCCTTCTGTTGCGGTAGCTGCTGTGCCACTAGTGTTCTGTCCTGGGTATAATTCTTGTACAATGTCTGCACAAACTACACCAATTTGGGTATACATTGCTGCTGATGCTGCTTGTTGGCCTACAGGATAAACTGATACACCAGTTATATTATTGAATAAGCTTCTAGCAATATTTCTAGTTGCCAGGTTTCCTCCATAGTTAACATCGTATGACAGTGCATCGATGCTATATCCTATATCGCGCTGACATTTTGCTTGCCCTTCTGGTCCTAACCCGACCCATACCGAATTATAATTAGTGTTTAACCAGTCACTGATTTCAGTGATAATAAATGCTCTGTTAGTTTGTAATTGTTGTCTAGCATTAGTAAAATTAGCAGTTCCTGTATTTGTAAACACTAATGCATCTGCGTTTCCTACACCGTTTTCTAGAATATCAAGAATTTCGTTATATGTATTATGGCTTCTTGTTCTAGCTGTTGAGTAGCTTGTCAATAATGTATTAATTTCTGATTTAATAAAATTAACAGATCCTAACTCTTGTTGTAACTGTCCGGTAATAACAACTGCTGACTGTTGTCTATAATAAGAAATACCGTTTTGTACTGCCCAGAAATTTGATCCGAATGCTACATCATAATAACCAGCATCTACTAAAAATCCTGCATCTCTTCTGCAAAGACTACTATTATAAGTAAAGGAACCAAAATTCGTATTGATATAATCAATGGTATTGTCTTTAATTGTTTCTACTGCACTGTTTAATGT